CCTTGGAAACACGGCTTCATTGGCTTTGAATTTGACAAACGCATCTGGCTCTGGTTTTTGGAATAGCACAACTCCAACATCAACCGAATTCACGCTTGGCAACCAAGGTCAGGTAAATGACAGTGGTCAAACCTACGTCGCCTACCTCTTCGCCCACAACGCAGGAGGCTTTGGCCTGTCGGGTACGGACAATGTAATTTCGTGCGGGTCTTATACGGGCAACGGCTCGGCAACAGGCCCCGTGGTAACGCTTGGGTACGAGCCTCAGTGGGTGATGGTCAAGCGTACTGACTCCACTTCCAACTGGACCATGTTTGACACCATGCGCGGGATGTCTCAGACAAGCGCAAACCTGCTGTACGCAAACCTTTCTGATGACGAGGGCATTGGAACTCAGGGCTGGGTTGTCCCTAACGCAACTGGATTTCAGCTTGCAATTACGCAGTCCAGTGTAAACGCTTCCGGCTCCAACTACATCTACATAGCCATTCGTCGTGGTCCTATGGCCGTCCCAACAACGGGGACGAGTGTGTTTGCTCCTGTTGTTTATGCCGGTAATGGAACAACGCAAAACATTACGTCAGGATTTGCCAACGATATGCAGATCATTAGGCGCAGGGCTTCTGCTGAAAATAACGTCATTGAAGACAAACTTCGCGGTTCACGGGTTATGTTTACCAACACAACCGATTCAGAACTTACCAGCACTGGTGATGTCACAGGGTACTTGAACACTGGCTTTACGCTTGGCGCAAGTAACCAAGGCTCTACAAACGATGGCGGCTCACCTTCCTATATTTCTTGGAACTTCCGCCGCGCCCCCGGCTTCTTTGATGAGGTTTGCTATACGGGGACGGGTGCAAACTTGTCTGTGAATCACAATCTTGGTGTTGCGCCTGAGATGATGATTGTGAAGCGAAGAAACACTAGTCAAAACTGGTATGTCTCGCACAGTGGTCGTGGTTCGCCTTGGGCTACATTCAACGGCTTTCTAAACGACACTGGCGCATTCGATCAATACTATGTTTGGTATCAGAACCCGACATCTACGCAGTTCTTTGTTGAAGCCACTGGCGGAGCGAGTGCATCAGGCGGAACCTACGTATCCTACCTCTTTGCCTCCTGCCCCGGCGTGAGCAAGGTGGGCAGCTACACAGGTAACGGCAGCAGTCAGACCATCAACTGCGGTTTCACAGGCGGTGCAAGGTTCGTCATGATCAAGCGCACTAACTCTACTGGTGATTGGTACGTCTGGGACACAGCGCGAGGGATTGTGAGCGGTAATGATCCGCACCTCAGCCTCAACACCACTGCTGCTGAAGTGACAAGCAATGACACCATTGACACTGACAGCACTGGCTTTGTGGTGAATCAAGTCTCTGCTACCAACGTGAACGTGAGCAGTGCAACCTATATTTTCATGGCTGTGGCCTGACCACAAGGAGAAATCAAAATGCAAGTACGAGTAAGAACCACAGGCGCAGTAATGTACGAGGCAGAGTTTCGTGCATACCAGCAAGCCAACGGTGGCCCTACATGGGGTCAGACAACCGAAGAAATCCTCAACAGCTTGGGCGCTGATGTGGTCTTTGAAGGGCCACAAGCAACAGGTGGCACGGTCTATCAATACTCCATGCCTAACGGTGTAGAGCAAATTGAAGGCAAGTGGTATACCAAGCACATCCTTGGGCCTGTTTTTACCGACACTACAGTTGATGGCGTGACAACCACTGCTGCTGCCAACGAAGCTGCTTACAAAGCCGCTAAAGACGCAGAACAGGCCAATGCTGTACGTCAACAGCGCGGTGAAAAACTCAAGGACAGCGATTGGACGCAGGTGGCTGACTCTCCAGTGGACCAGGCTGCCTGGGCTACCTACCGCCAAGCCTTGCGTGACATCACAGCGCAAGAAGGCTTCCCCTGGGACATCGAGTGGCCTGAGAAGCCCTAAGCATTGTTGGAGCAGTAAATGTCAACGATTGACGCGACAGACGCACGCCTGGCAACTCATGAAGAAATCTGCGCCATCAGGTATGACCAGATCAATGCCAGGCTCAAGCGCATAGAGGGCATATTGATGAAAACTGCTGGCCTGATGATCGTGTCCATGGCTGGCACGATTTTCTCAGCGGTCTGGATACTCAAATGAGAGATTGGGCAGTCAGCTTCATTGCGGCTGCCCTTCTTGTTGGCATGATCGTTTGGTGCGTCAGGGTCTTCATCCTGGTGCTGTCATGAGAATTAAAATTGCCATCGGCATCATTGCCGTTTGGTGGCTTCTTCAGGTCGCCTTGTTTGTATTAAGGGGGCTTGAATGATCGATCCAGTAAGCGCATTGGCGGCAGTTAACACTGCGGTCAACATGATTAAAAAGGCGTCAGCCACTGTGGACAATGTGGCCAGCCTGGGGCCGCTGATCGGCAAATACTTTGACGCCAAGCACACGGCCACCAAAGCCGCCAGAGAGGCCAAGAAGTCCGGCGGCTCCAACATGGGCAAGGCCATCGAGATCGAACTGGCCATCAAGGCCCAAAAGGATTTCGAGGTCGAGTTAAAAAATCTGTTTTTTTCTACCAATAACATGGACGTCTGGAACCAGATCCAGGTTCGTGTGATGGAGATGAACAAAGAGGACCGGGAAGAGGAGCGCAGAGAAGCTGCCCGTGCTGCAAATGCTGCCAAGCGGCGCAAAGAGTTGATCGAGTTGGGCGTGGGCATCACGCTCATCACCGTCATCTGCGTGATCATCCTGTGGGGTGTCTTTGCCCTGATCGCTTATTGCTCTGATGTGGGGTGTGGCTGATGTGGACAAGTGGAAAGAAGTCAAAGATGGTTTTGACCAGTGGCTCAAGATCTCCTGTTATCTCGCCCTCATCGGCGTGGGGTTTGACTTGCTCCAGTACTTGCCTGTTTACATTGCAGAGCGAATCATTGAAGCAGCATTGGGGTACTTAGGCATATGAAAGTCGAAGCGCATCAACGTCACCTGAAAGAACTGCAAGAGCGTTTTCGGCTTATTCATGAGCAAAACCTCAAGCGGATGCAGGTAAATGCTCAGCAAACAAAAGAGCATCACGTCAAACTGATTGAGGAAAGCAAACCCTCAAAACACATGGTGGATGTACGAGCATGAAACACATTGCACTGATCTTGGCGGTGTTGGCACTGGTCGGCTGTGAAGACCGATACCGATACCCGTGCCAAAACCCTGACAACTTCCACAAACCAGACTGCCAAAAGCCCAAGTGTTTGTTCACGCAGCAATGCCCTGAGTATTTGGTGGCCCCTATCTTGGAGAAGCAAATTGATCAAACTAAACCACCCGCAGACACCAAAGCTGACCGCTGAGGAACTCGAAGTCAGGGTATGGGGATTTGTGGTCGTGATGATCACACTGATCCTGGCTGGCATCGTCTTTGCCCTGCTGTATTCAGTGACCTTTGTGACGCAGCCGATCAAGTCGATGGCTCCTATCGACCAGGCATATACCAAGATGCTCAACGACATCGTGCTGCTGATTGTGGGCGGCATTGGCGGTATTGTTGGCAAGCGTGCTGTCAGTGGTGTGATCAACAACAAGCCACCAGCCACCTCTGCTGTGGCTACAAACACTGCCACCAACACGGCAGCGCAGACCACCACAGCAGCGCCCCAGGCTTATTGCGCCCCATCGACCACGGTGTCGATGCCTGACTTCAACTGGATGGGATACAAGAACCCAGACTTGGATGAGTCCTGGACGCCTGGCCCACCACCGACAACGCCACCAGAGCATCAAGAGCCTGAAGAAGACCGTGCAGAGATTGCAGCGGCTCGGAAAGAGGCGACATGACCTCCATACAGCGCACGGGCATTGCAGTGCTGCTAACGCTGCTGGCGATCTTTGGCATCTACAAGTACGGCTACAACAGCGGCTGGGGTGATCGAGATGCCGAGATGCAGGCAGAGATTGCCAAGAAGAATGAAGAGGCGAGAGCCAAAGAGCAAGAGATGGCCAAGGCTGTCGCAGACAAAGAAACCGAACTGAGAAAGGCCAACGATGTTGTCTCTCAAAAGCAAACTGACCTTAATCGCCTCATTGCTGCTGGCAGGGTGCGCATCCCCACCGCAAGTTGCGTACAAGCCACCCCAAATCCCCCCATTGCCGCCAGAGATAGCAACCAAGCGCCAAGCCAACCTGACCGAGCGCCTGACCCAGATCCTGGTTCCAGTGGAGCCAGCGAGGCCGAGCGCCAAACCCTCCAACTGATCGCGCAGATTGCAGCCGATGGGGACAGGGCGATCAACCAATTGAATGCGTGCATAGACGCCTACGACAACATGAGGAACATCATCAATGCTCAACGCTGACCAACTCAAGAAGCTGCACATTGGCCCTCAGTGGGTCGATGCGCTAAACGCTACATTCGAGAGATTCAACATCCTGACGCCACGCCAGCAGGCCGCGTTCATTGGCCAGTGTGGCCATGAGAGTGCCAACTTCCGATTGCTGGAAGAGAATCTGAACTACCGGGCGGCAACGCTGCTTAAACTATTTCCCAGAACGCCACGGCGCACCTGGGGCTTTACGCCTGAAGAGGCTGCCGCATATGAACGCCAACCGAAGAAAATTGCAAACCGCATTTACAGCAACCGCATGGGCAATCGGGACGAGGCTTCTGGTGATGGGTATCGTTTTCGTGGTCGTGGCTGCATCCAGTTGACAGGATCTGCAAATTACTACCATGCAGGCAAGGCACTGGAGGTGGACTTCATCATGGAGCCTGACCTTGTGGCCACACCTCAGTATGCTGCCCTGACCGCTGGCTGGTTTTGGGACACCCAGAAGCTGAATGCTTTGGCTGAGTCAGGCAACAACCTGGCGCTGACAAAGAAGATCAACGGCGGCACGATTGGCCTCGATGACCGCATCTTGCACACGAATCACGCCCTTGAGGTGTTGGGCGGGTAAAGGTGGAATAATTGGACTATGGCCAACGTCAAACAGCAATTAGAAACGCCCTTTGTACCGAGTCTGGGATTTCCTCCAGAGGGGTACGAGCGCAGGCACTTTAATGAGAATTACGGTGCGCTGAACAATTTCTTTTTGAAGTTGGTGTTTAGTCTTGGATCTCTTTTTGGACCCAGGGGTGGCAAGTTCTTGAACAATCCGCATGGCGCGTTTCAAGACAGCACTGACCAGACAGCAGCTAACACGACAACTGCATACCCTGTTACGTTCAACACCACAGACTTTGCCAATGGCGTGACGGTGGCCAGCAACTCTCGAATCACTGTTGCGGTGGATGGCCTGTGGAATTTGCAGTTTTCTTTCCAGTTCAAAAACATTGGCAACGATGGCCAAGATGTTGATATTTGGTTCAGGAAAAACGGCACAAACATTGACAACAGCAACAGCCGATTTCACATCCCAGCGAGAAAGTCTTCTGGAGATCCAAGCCACTTAGTTGCAGCAATGAATTTTTATGTGAGCATGGTGGCCAATGATTATGTTGAGATCATGTGGCGCACCACCAGCACCGATGTGAGTTTGGAGCATTTCGGCACAAGCACCAGCCCCACCAGGCCAGCAGTGCCATCAGCCATTGTGACCATGAGTTTTGTGTCCAATTTACCGAGTTAACAGCCATGTATCTACCCATCAAGCTGCCGCCAGGCATTTACCGAAATGGCACTGAGTACCAGGCTGCTGGCCGCTGGTATGACGCCAACCTTGTGCGCTGGTACGAGAACACGCTGCGGCCCATTGGCGGCTGGCGCAAACGCTCCACTGCTCAGATGTCTGGGTCTTGCCGTGGCCTGATCACCTGGCGCGACAACAGCGCCAACCGCTGGATTGCTGCTGGCACGCATACCAAGCTGTATGTCATGAATGAGGCTGGCACGCTCAAGGAGATCACGCCATCTGGCTTCACGGCAGGCGTGGCCAACTCCACCACACTGACAGGCTACGGCGCAAACGTCTATGGCTCTTTTGCCTATGGCGTGGCGCGGCCTGACACTGGCCAGCCCATCCCTGCCACCACCTGGAGCCTGGACAATTGGGGCGAGTATTTGGTGGCCTGCTCTAATGCCGATGGCAAGCTGTACGAGTGGCAGCTTGGCTTTTCCTCGCCTACGCTGGCAGCAGCCATTGCCAACGCACCAACGAACAACGAAGCCTTGCTGGTCACGCAAGAGCGCATCTTGTTTGCGCTCGGCGCTGGTGGCAACCCTCGCAAGGTGCAGTGGTGCGACCAGGAGAACAACACCCTTTGGACGCCTGCCACCGACAACCTGGCTGGTGACTACGAACTGGCCACGCCTGGGTCACTCCTGGCTGGCAAGCGCGTCAAGGGTGTGAACCTGCTGTTTACCGATGTGGATGTGCACACAGCGCAGTATGTGGGTGCGCCATTCGTCTATGGCTTTGAGAAGGCTGGCTCGGGCTGTGGCCTGATCTCGGCTCAGTCAGTGGCTGCCATTGACACTGCGGCCATCTGGATGAGCAAGGCTGGCTTTTGGATTTATGACGGTTACGTCAAGCCCCTGCCAAGTGATGTAAGCGATTTTGTTTTTAAAGACATCAACTTGGCCCAGGCTTCCAAGATTTACTGTGTCCATAACAGTAAGTTTGGTGAAATCTGGTGGTATTACCCAAGCGGCGGCAGCAACGAGAACGACAGCTATGTCACGTTCAACTATCGTGAGAACCACTGGAACATCGGCTCTCTGTCACGCACGGCTGGCACAGATTCTGGTGTGTTTACATACCCGCTGATGGTGTCCAGTGATGGCTACATCTACGAGCATGAAGTGGGCTTTGCCTATGACGGTGCGTCTGTTTACGCTGAGTCTGGGCCAGTGCAGCTTGGCAATGGCGACAACGTGATGGCTGTGCGCCAGGTTGTGCCGGATGAGTCAAACCTGGGCGATGCCGTGGTGTCGTTTACCAGCAGGCTGTACCCCACAGGGGCACAAACCTCATTTGGCCCGTATTCGGCAGCCAACCCCACCAGCGTGCGCTTTTCGGGCAGGCAGATCAACATGAAGGTGACAGGCGACACCCTGGCCGATTGGCGGGTTGGCGTGATGCGCCTTGACGCTGTGCCAATGGGCAAGCGATGAACGATTTGGAGCATCTGAAGCGACTGCGCCACCATGTGGAGGCGGCATTAGAATACTCTGGAGGCACACACCATTTCGATGATGTCATTGAGATGGTCAAGCAGAACAAGTTGCAGGTATGGCCTGCTGTCAATTCTGTGGTGCTCACTGAGATCATTGTCTATCCCAGGCTCAAGAATTTGCATTACTTCTTGGCTGGTGGCGACCTCGATGAACTCTCACGGATGCGACCGATGATCGAGTCCTGGGGCAAATCGATTGGATGCACCAGGGTGTCATTGGCAGGCCGCAGGGGCTGGGCCAAGACATTTTTGAAGGATGAGGGGTACAGCCCACAGTGGACTGTCCTTGCGAAGGCACTTTAGGAGATAGATGATGGCGACAGAACAGCAAATCTTGTCATTCTTGCAAACACCCGGCTTGAGCGATCAGCAGATCGCCACCGAGTTGAACCGCATTGGCGCAACAGCGCAGCAGGTGTCGAACGTCACTGGCGTGCCAGTGGCTGAAGTGCAAAGCCGTATTGCTGCGGCAATGCCAGCAGCAACCACTGCGCGCCCAGCAGTTGAGCAAGGTCTGTTTGATTACTTGCAGACGCCAGGGCTGACAGATGCACAGATTGCTGCTGAGATTCAACGCTTGGGTGCATCAGCGCAGCAGGTGTCGAACGTCACTGGCGTGCCTGTCAACCAAGTCAACACCCGTGTTCAGACTGCCAACTACACGCCTGCCGAGAGAGGCTTTTTCAACTTCTTGCAAACGCCTGGCCTGACCGATGCGCAGATTGCTGCCGAAGCCAACAGGCTTGGCATTCTTCCGCAGCAGGTTTCGAACATTACAGGCGTGCCTCTTGCTGATGCGCAGAACCGATTCTTCACAGAATTCATGCGCACACCTGGTTTGACAGATGCGCAAATTGCTGCCGAGATGGCGCGGCTTGGCATCTCTCAGCAGCAAGTCTCAAGAATTACTGGCGTGCCAGTTCGTGATGTCACCAACAGAGCCAACACGGCACTTCCATTTGCCAATGCTGGTGTGCCGTCCAACATGGGTACATACACGCCACCACCGGCAATGTCGCCAACGTCTGCGACATTTGCCGAGAACTTCAACAATTACGTTTCGATCCCAATCGGCGCTCAATACAACCCCAACGTGACCGCTGGTGGTGCATCTCCTTACGGCCAGATCCGCGCCCAGATGCAGCCAATTGGAAACCCCTACGCTGGCACAGTGGGTGGCCAGTTCATGGGTGGCTATGACCCTACCATCTACGACCCCAACCTGTTCACAAACTTTGTGCAGCAGCGTGCAGATAAAGCAGCCGCTGATGCAGCAGCCACAGCAGCGCAACAGACTGCCATGGACTACGGCGGATTTGATGGTGGCTTGATCACCAAGGTCATGGGGCCAAAGCCACCAACACCAGACGATGGCACGATGTTTGTCCAGAAAGGCGAGTACATCGTGAAGAAAGATGCCGTGAATAAATATGGCAAGGGCTTGCTGGATAAGGTCAATGAAGGCAAGATTCCAGCAGGCAAGATGAAATCACTTTTGGGTTAAGGGGAACAAAATGTCAAAAGGCGGCGCACCAGATGTCACGACCAATGCGGTCGATCCAGACATCAAACAGGCATTCCTTGCCAACTTCCAGAACGCTCAAGGCATTGCAAGCGCATTGCCTGTGCAGCAGTTCGCTGGCTTCAACCCGATGTATCAGGCTGGCGAGGAGGCTTTGATCAACACGGCCCTGGCTGGCCCAGGCATCAGTGGCACTGACCTCGCAGCCCAGATGGCTGCATATGGTGGTGTGTACCAGCCAGCCATGCAGACAGCCAACTTGGCTAACCTTAGCCTTGGTCAAGGGCCAGGAACAATTGGCTCATACATGAACCCATTCACCAGCCAGGTGCGTGCCAACGCCTTGGCTGATCTGGAGTCAGCACGCCGAGCAGCCATCCAGCAAACTGGCGAACGCGCAACGCAGGCGCGTGCCTTTGGTGGCTCACGCCAAGGTGTCGCAGAGGCTTTGACCAACGCAGGGTTTGCACGCCAGGCTGGCACGCTCGGCACGACCTTGAACGAGCAAGCATTCAACCAGGCGGTGCAGATGCAGGCCGCAGATTTGGCACGGCAGCAGCAAGCGCAAGCGGCCAACCAGGCGGCAGGCTTGCAGGGTGCGCAGTTGCGTTTGGCTGGCGCAGGGCAACTCGGCAGCTTGGCCGCACAGCAGCAGGCTTTGCGCCTTGGCGGTGCACAGGCTGTCATGGGTGCTGGCGGGGCGCGTCAGGCGGCAGAACAGCAACAGATGGATGCGATCCGCAACATTGGCTTGCAGCGCCTTGGCATCGTGCAGTCCTCCTTGGGTGCGCAGCCTGCCAACCTTGGCGGCACTGTATCCACACCGACTTACAGCAACCCAGCCGCTGGCGCTCTTGGTGGTGCAATGGCCGGATTCCAGATGGGGGGGCCATACGGTGCAATTGCTGGCGGTCTTCTTGGCGCATTAGGGGGGTAAACCATGGCTCAATTTGATTTCATGAATATGTTTGCGCCCCGTGGCGCACCATCAGGGCTTGATGCGTTGCTCAATGCTGACCAGCGCCGACTGATGAACCAGCAGGCCAACCTGTCGGCTGCTACTGCGCTGCTGCAAGCCAGCGGCCCCAGCCGCCAGCGTGTTGGCCTTGGCCAAGCCCTTGGCGCTGCTTTGCAGGCTGGCCAACAAGGCTACCAGCAAGCCCGTGCTGGGTCTTTGCAAGAGTTGCTGCTGGGTGAGAAGTTGCGGGAGGCGCAGCGCAATGCCACCGCTGAAGAAACCTTCAGGAATCTGCTCAACCCTCCAGCGCAGCCAGCACCAGCAGGCGGTCAAGTTGCTATGCCACCAGCGGCTATTGATGGCCAAGGCGTGCAAGTGTTTGCACCAGATGCACCTGTGCGCCATGTTGCTGCACCTCAGGCTGGCATTTTCAGCAACTTGACGCCAGAGCAGCGTGCGCTGGTTGGCAGCCTTGGCCGCGAAAAGGGGACTCAGTACCTGCTGGATACCATGAAGCCAGAGGCCACACCAGAAGCCATCAGGACGCTGAGAGCATTGGGCTTGCCTGTTACTTTGGAGGGTTTGCGTCAACTCGATAAGCCAGAGGCATCACCATCAGAAGTCAAAATTCTGCAAGCTACCAACACGCCAGTGACGTTTGAAAACATCATGCGCCTGCGTCAGTCTGGTGCATCCAACGTTAAGGTCAACGTGCCAGTTGACATGACAGGTGGCCAAAAGGGTTTTGAAAATGAAATGAAACTTGGCAGCGCATTCAAGGGTGAGCCAATTTACAAAGACTTCAGCGACATGAAGTCTTCATTCAGCCAAGTGGTGTCTTCACTGAGTGCTGGCACGCCAATTGGCGATGTGGCTGGCGCTACCAAGATCATGAAGCTGCTGGACCCTGGGTCTGTGGTGCGAGAGTCTGAATTGGCCATTGCCATGCAGGCTGCTGGCCGCATGGACCGTTTGCAGAACTACTTCAACAACATGATCACGGGCGAGAAGTTGACGCCAACACAGCGTGAAGACTTCAAGGCTTTGGCCAACGAACTGTATGCAGCCGCTGGCGATGCGTACAACAAAAAGCGTGCAGAGTATGAGCAGTTCGGCCAAGCCTATGGCTTCAAGAATCTGAACACTGCACTTGGCCCTGCGGCCAACATCCCATCTCTTGTGCGCAAAACGCCTGGTGCTGGCGGCAGTGCTGGAGGTGGCGCCAGAACAAGTACAGGACCACGGCTTGAGCGCGGTCCAGATGGTATGTTGCGTTACGTCCCATAAGTAAGGTAAAGATATGGCCGACAAAATTGTTGAAGTCCCGAACATCGGACGAGTGGCATTCCCATCGGCAATGACCGATGAGGAAATCCTAAAGGCCATTGGCGATCTGCTAAGTGGTGGTGAGCAGCAACCAGACACCTTGTCTCGCCAAGCTGGCTTGGCCGTGCGTCCCATGGCCCAGGCTGTGATGACAGGCGGCGGTATGCTGCCGCTGGCTGTGGACCCTTTGGTCAACCTGTTCAACCTGGCGGCTGGCACAAACGTGCCGACCATGACGCAGGCCACACAGACAACGCTCAATCGCATGGGCTTCCCACAGCCTCGCACAGCGCAAGAGCGCGTGGTGCAAGACGTTGCTGGCGCTGGCTACGGTGTGGGCGGCTTGGCCAATCTGGCCGCGCGCGCAGCGCCTATCGTGACATCACCCACAGCGCAGGGCGTGACCCAGATGCTGGCCACTAACCCATTGGCGCAGTCTTCCGCAGCATTAGCATCATCTGCCGCTGGTGGTGCACTGCGTGAGGGCGAGTTCTCTCCAGGCGTGCAGTTGGTCGGCGCAATGGGCGCTGGCATGATCGCCCCTGGTGGCCAGAGCCTGCCACTGACTCAGCGTGCGATGGCTGGTACTGGTGCATTGGTGCAGCCATTCTCACGCGAAGGTCGCCAGGTCATCGTGGGTAATGTGCTGCGCAATGTCGCAACAAATCCAGAACAAGCCATGGCCAACTTGCAGCAGGCTCAATCCACAGTCCCAGGGCTGCGCCTGACCACAGCCGCTGCTGCTCGAGATCCTGGCCTGGCTGGTCTTGAGACACCCCTGCGATCTGCTGTATTCGACCCGTCAAACCAGTTTGGCGCAAGACTGTCGGCCAACCAGCAAGCCCTGCTTGAAGGCTTCCGCAGACTGTCGGGCCAGCCTGGCTCGATTGAGCGCGCCGAGGCCAAGCGCCAAAGCATCACAGCGCCAATGCGTGAGTCGGCATTTGCCAACGCGCAGCCCGTATCTGTCGAGCCAATTGCTGCCGCCATCCAAGGCATCACCAGCAACCCAGCAACGCAGCGTGAAACTGTTGACCAGGCCATGAAGTATGTGGCCGATTTGTTGGCCAAGCGTGTTGACCCAGCGACAGGGACCATCAACCCGATGGCGCTTTATGGCGTGCGCAAAGACATTGGCACGGCTATGTCTGGAAAACTTTCAGGAGATGCCTCCAACTTGAAACTTGCAAAAGGTGAATTGAGATCTCTTTTGCCCGTCATCGATGCAGTCATCGAATCTGGTGCGCCAGGCTTTAACCGCTATATGCAGCAGTTTGAAAAATCATCGAGCGCCATCGACCAGATGCGCTTGCTGCAAGGCATCGAGGCCCAGGTCACGACAGGCCAGCCAAACCTGATGACGGGTGAGCCTGTGCTGGCAGCCGCTGCACTGCGCAGACAGTTGGCCATGAAGAAGGAAGAGATCGGCGCTGACCTGTCGCCAGCAGCGCAAAGACGCCTGGACAACATCATCAACGAGATCAACCGTGGTCAGGCTGCGACTGCACCAGGTGTGCGTGCACCAGGCTCCAACACCTTCCAGAACATGAGCATGGGCAACCTGATTGGCCGTGTGTTCAGTGAGTCGATGGCCGACAACACCACACTACGCACCATGACACGGCCTCTCGATTGGCTGTACAAGCTGCCCGATCAGCAGGTGCAGCAGTTGCTGGTCGAGGCCATGCTGGACCCCAAGCTGGCAGCCCAGATGATGAGCAAGGCCAGCATCATGAAGGTCGAGCCACTGGCCAAGTCACTGCGTAAGAAGGCCGAGGAACTCGGCTACGGCTCAATCATTGGCGCTGCTCAGGAGTAAAAGCATGGCTGGATTGCTGGGTGATATTTTTGGCGCTGCCGATGCAACCAAGCGCAGGCTGCGCGATGTGGTGGCCAATCCGCTACTGAGTGCGCAGCAGTTTGTCGGCAACCTCAACGACAGGGCCAGAAACCTCAACGAAATGACAGCAGCCGCTGCGCTTGAGGGCGTGGACTATGGCCCAGCATCCAGGCGCTTAGGTGGCCTGTTGGCTGATGCGTACAACCCTGTTGGCATGACAATGCGCGTGCCTGGCAAAGCCTTTGACCCACGATTTGATGATCGGGCTAAAGAGCAAGAACGCTTGGCCAAGCTGACCACAGATGTGACTGAGCGCGTCACCAACGTGCCGCAAGTATCGTTGACCAATTTTGTTGGCAGGCCATTTATCACATCGATGGCCGACAGGACGGGTGTCGGTATGCTCAACAGGATCAACAATGTGGACCTCAACAGGCCAGTGAACACGCAGGGTGGTCAGCCCTTTATGTTTGATAACCCTGGTCAAGTTTGGGCGTCTGCAAGAGGACCAGCTAAGCAGATTTTGCAAGAGGCTGAGATCATCAAGCAGGTCACTGGCCAAAACCCATTGTTTTTGCCATGGCGCATGGCCCCAACTGGCGGCGACTTTGCATCCATGACGGGCGAGGCTATGCTGTCATACGCAGATGCAGCAATGAACAAGACAAACAAAAAGAAGCTGGATCGAATGATCAAGGGATACATCCCTGAATGGTCCGGCGTCAGTTCAGACAAAGCAGCAGAGCAATTCAGGGCAGCCCCAGACCGGGTGCGCAAAGCACTCAAAAACGCCATGGACGTTCAATTCAGGGATGCTGGTGGTTTGAGTATTGGCGAGGCGCGTTTGTCTGTTGCCGACCCATTTCAGTTGACCAGCCCTGATGCTGGCCTACTAAGTGTTGGCGAAGTTTTTGCAGACAAAGCCCTGATCCCTAAATCTGGCCATGCTGCATATCCGGCAGGCGTTCCAGGCCAAGGCTTGGGCCAACTCAAAGAAGATGTGAACATCTTCCAGTTGATGCCCAATGTGGTCAGCGCTAGAGGTATTCCAGATCCGAGAAACCCACGGGCAACAGACATCAGGGCTTTGCAGATGAAGCCCTATGCTGGAGTCATCACAGACGAATTGCTCAAGCGGCTTGGCTACTGATCAAAAACTCTGGACGAAAAAGGCTGGCGACTTTGTCCCCGGCCTTTTCTTTTATGAACTCAAGCACCTGATCTTGCGTCACATCAGTGATGCCAGAGACAATGCAATAAGTCTCATGCAGGGACAAGACACGCAGCACTGACGCTGGCATCTTCACATCAACATTAACCATCGGCGTCATTTCACACCTCCAAAAAACGCAGCAACAAGCGGGTCACGTTTGACGACCCGTCTTTGTTGTCTGCGCTTGGCATCCTTGAATGCCTTGTCCTCAATCGTCATCTTTGCCCTGAACTCTTTGACCCGCTGCGTGCTCGTGCGCCCTGTTGGTGGTGGTGCTGGCACATCAACGCCAAAGCCCATCTTGTACATTGGCCGCCAGCGGTAACTGTCACCAGCAGGCGACCATGCCGCAATGTGCACCAGCCCCTTGGCGTGCAACTCTTGCAGCCTGCGCTGGACCACACGGCGATTGCTGAACACGATCTCCATCAGTTCCCTGTCGCAGCGTGGCGTGCCATCGGCCAAGGCAATCAGCAGGCTTGGCAGCACGCGAGGCTTTAATCCTCCAGCCATTTTCTTGCCTCATCCTGTTTGACTTCCCACAGCGCCAAGTCCCTGCGCCTGGCACGCTCAAGCATCCCCCTGGCCACATAAGCCCGAGTGCGAAGATCTTGCGGTATTGCGTGGCCACTGCCATCTGGGTCCAGCAGGTCATCGAGCAAATCGATGGCCACATCCAACGCTGGTGTGATGCTCATTTCAGATCCTCCGCATCTTTGCGGTACAGCGGCCCAAAGTGCATCAGGCTTGGCAGCTTGAAGGCATCCATTGCGCCAGGCCTGCTGGCGTAAGGCAGCAACTCCTTGCCATCGTATGTGCCAGCCATCCGATTGATCATGGTAGGTGGGGTCTTAATAGATTGGTCGGCCATTTTCTAAGCAATCAATTTGATATTGGAGATTCTGGACTTTACGCCATGCCTGGTCACGGCCTTGCAGGTCGCTCGGGCAATTGCGCACGGCGTGCGCTGGCAGGCTCATCTGGTGAGCCTGATCCAGTGCGTGCTGCAACTGCGCTTCCAGTTCCGGCAGGTCGGCAATGGTGAGGTCTTTGACTCTCATGATGACAGCCCGTAAAAGAGGCAAGCGGCCAAGCCAATGCCGATGGCGCAGGCCAATGCCACACTCAGTGCAGCGTCTGCACGGGCGTGCAGCTTGGCTGCCTTGACTTGATAGTGCTGGTGATATTTGTGGTGTTTCATGGCTTTTCTTTCTCAGGAAAGGGGCCGAAGCCCCTGGAAAATTAATAGCAGGTGGTGAACTTTTCAGGCTGGTGAGATGGCTGGCTCATTTCCCACTGCCATGCCGCCTCAAGCTGACGGGCTTTTGCATGGGCCAGGCCGAATTGCTCGGCTGTGCCATAAACATCGCCTTCATAGGTGATGCGGTAATCGTTTTTGCCAGCGTGCCACACGATGTGGTCACCGCAAGCGCCAGCAAACTTCCAGCCTGCTGGGTGGGTTGGGATTGATTTTTTTGCCATGTCGTTTTCCTCGGTTTAGTCGTTAACCAGAACAAAGATCTGTGCTGGTGAAACGTATTATGGACTAAATTAAAACAGCACGCAACACCCCTACAAAACAGTCAACTATTAACAAACAGTGCAAGTAAAATGCTGGCATGACATCTGTTCACGACATCCGCACCATGGCCAAGCAGCACGGCATCAGCATGAAGGCCGTTTGCTTGGAGGCCAAAATACAACAGCCCCAGGTCAGCAGGTGGCTGTCTGGGGCTGTCGATCCATTGTGGGGTTCAGTCAATCAGCTTGAGCAGGCTTTGCTCAAGCTGATCGCGGCTAAGGGCTGATTACCAATCATCCCCCACATCAGCAGTGGCAGCCGCTGGCGCTGCACTGCGGCCAATGCCAAAGTCAGCAGCCGCTGTGGGCTTTGCACCACCCAATGGCTCACCCTTGCGCACCAGCAAGATGTTATTGAGGCCAAAGCTGACGCCATTGTTGCCAGCCTGGCTGTACGCATACGCATTCAAGCTGACTCGAATGTAGTCGCCACTTACGATGTCATCGCTTCCGATCAGGTCGTTGCCGTGCGTGTCGATCGCGCCAGGCTTGCTGGTGCTCTTGACGTTGCAGAAGAAGTGGCCAGCGTATTCCTTGCCCAATGGGCTGCCATCGGACTTGGTTTCGGTGTCGCCATCACGCAACGGATTGCGCACGTTCTTGGGGATCTTCTCGCCAAACTTGGCGGTCAATGCCTCCTTGGCCGCAGCCTTCAATGCGGTGATGGTGGCTGTATCTGTCTTGGGGATCAGGATCTGCGTTGAGAACTCATCCTTGCCGGACAGTTCATTCTTGCGTGGTGCAAGGGCAGAGAAATAGGAGGTGCGAACCTCGCCAGTGGTGACACGTGTGGTCATGATCGTTTCCTTCAGGTTTGATCGTTTACAGGTTTTCAGCGCCATCAAATCGACAACGCAATTGCACTTTAGCACAAATAAATTTCTTGCGTCAAAAAAAATACAGGCGCACAATGGCGGCTCATTTCAACCGAGAAACCGAGGAAAACGATGAAACTGTTCCCCCACCAAGAGCAAGCAAAGAAATTTTTGCTGGCGCAAAAGAGGGCCATCCTGGCCGACCAACCCCGAGTTGGCAAGACACTGCCCACCACAGCAGCAGCCCTTGAAAACCTTCCCGCCCTGATCGTCTGCCCAGCGATTGCCAAGACCGTCTGGGAGGCCGCATTCAACAAGCTGGCCCCCGATGTATCGGTGCGCGTTATCAGTGGCCGCAATGACGCTATGAAGACCACCAGCGACAAGGTGGTGGTGGTCAACTACGACCTGCTGCAATACTTCAACAATGCTGGCTTTCAAACGCTGGTGCTTGACGAGTGCCACCGCATCAAGAACCCCAAGGCCGCACGCACCAAGTCGGCCATGCTGCTGATGAAACAGATCCCCCAGGTGTATGCGCTCAGTGGAACACCCATCCCCAATCGCCCGATTGAACTGTGGCCCATCTTGCACGGCCTTGGCATCTACCGTGGCGGCTGGTTTGATTTCGCTGCACGCTACGCCAAGATGTGGAACGCACCATGGGGGCTGGACACCAGCGGCGCATCCAACATCCCTGAACTCAAGGCGCTGATGAAGCCCCATGTTCTGCGGCGCAAAAAAGAAGATGTGTTCAAAGACTACAAAGACCCACAGGTGTCGCTCATCACGTTTGACCTGCCCAACGACAAGCGTGAGCAGCAGTTCGATGCCGATGCCCTGGTGGCCAACCCGAATGCGCTGATGGCGTTTGAGGGTTTGGCAGAGGTCATGCGTGAAGCAGGGATGCGCAAGGTGCAATATGCCGCCGACTTCATCGATGATCTGCTGCAAGCGGGTGAGCCTGTTGTCGTGTTCGCCCACCACAAAGATGTGGTGCAGGCTTTGCAGTCAGAACTCAAGACCCACAAGCCTGTGGTCGTGGTCGGTGATACGCCTAGAGCGCAGCGCGACAAAGCCATCTCTGACTTCCAGGCTGGCAAGGCCAAGGTGATCATCGGCAACATCGCAGCCATGAGCGAAGGCGTGGACCTGAGTGCCGCTGACACGATTGTCTTTGTCGAATGCACATGGTCCACCAGTGCGCTGGAGCAGGCGTCCAGCCGAGTCGAGAACATCACCAAGAACGGCATCGCCCCTGTGATTTACATCCTGACCATCAGGGCATCCCTCGATCACACAGTGCTGGCCAAGGTGCTGAAGAAGTTGAATGTCGTTAACCAGATCATCTAAATATGTCCAACCCATTTCAAATACTTGAGCCAACTTGCATCAGTTTTTCTGGCGGCAGGACATCGGCTTATATGCTCTATAAGGTGCTGGAGGCTCACCAGATGAGCCTGCCAGATGAGGCCGTGGTCTGCTTTGCCAACACGGGCAAAGAGGACGAGGCCACCTTAAAGTTTGTCCACGACTGCGCAACCCATTGGAACGTGCCAATCGTTTGGTTGGAGTACCAGCGTGATGAGCCTGGCTACAAGATCGTGAACTTTGAGACAGCCAGCCGCAATGGTGAGCCATTTGAGGCGCTCATCAAAAAGAAAAATTACCTGCCCAATCCAATCGCCAGGTTTTGCACCGAGGAACTCAAGGTCAAAGCCATCAACAAGTATTTGCGTGATCAGGGCATTGACGCATCCACCATGGTCGGCATCCGCGCCGATGAACCAAGACGCATCAGCAAGCTGCGGCAGCGCGGCCTGTTGATTCCACTGTTTGATGCTGGCGTCACCCAAGATGCTGTCCAAACATTTTGGAAAGCGCAGTCATTTGATCTTGGCTTGCCATTTAGAAATGGCGTCACGCCTTTAGGCAACTGCGATTTGTGTTTTCTCAAAGGACCGCAGCAGATCATGGGGCTGATCAAAGACAACCCAGACCGCGCCACATGGTGGGCCAGCCAAGAGCAGGCAATAAACGCCACCTTCCGCAGTGATCGGCCATCCTATGGCCAGATGCACAAGTTCCTGTCTGAGCAGTCAGATATGTTTGACAAAGCTGGCAGCGTTGAATGCTTCTGTGGGGACTGAAATGAAGAAAAACTTACTTGAAGCATTGACACAGGTTGTCGCTGGCACAGTGTTGATTTTCATTTCCAACCTGCTGATTTTTAAGATGCTGGGCATTGAGGCATCTACGACAGACAACGTGCTGCTGGTTTCCATCAACACAGTTGTGGCCTTTGCAAAGTCATATTCAGTCCGATATTTCTTCCAAAAACTTGAAAGCCAAAAATGACCACTCAAATTGATCACAAAGAGCGCGGCCATGCCCGTCTGTCCGCTTCCAGAATCCAGCGCGTGATGGATTGCCCTGGATCTGTCCGGCTCGAAGCCCTCATGCCCTATGAGCCAGCAGGCGAGGCGGCGGCCATCGGCACGGCCATCCATGAACTGTCCGAGCGCATCCTGAACGGCCACGAGATTGATGACCCAGACATCAACCCAGACCACATCGCCATGGCGCAGGAATATGCCAACTTCATCAACAACCTTGTGCCCAACCCGCGCAAGAAGCTGATCGAGGTCAACCTGGACAAAGGCCTCAAGTCCCTGCACCCAGCCCTTGGCGGCACGGCTGACGCCATCCTGGTCGATGGCAACCACCTCCATGTTGCCGATCTCAAGACGGGTCGTGTGCTGGTTGAGGCCGAGAACAACAAGCAACTCATGACCTATGCCCTGGGCGCGATGCGTCAGTTGAACGCGCCTGCCGACATTCAATGCACGATGCACATCTTCCAGCCCCGTGCTGGCCACAGCAAGTGGACAGTCAGTGGTGTGGACCTCATCAGCCATGGCCACGATCTGGTCAACTCAGCCAGGCTCGCCTTATCCCCAGACGCGCCAACCATCCCCAGCCCTGACGCCTGCAAATACTGCAAGGCCAAGACCATCTGCCCGTCCATGCGGCAGAAGGTCCAGGACAACGCACGCAAGGATTTCGCACCAGACACCACCGTCACGCCAGAGATGATCGAGTTGGCCAAGCTGGCAGAAACGTGGTCCGAGGCCGTGCTGACAGCCGCCAAGCAGCAACTGACCAACGGTGCAACGATTACTGGATGGAATTTAAAGCCAGGTCGCAAGACCCGTTTTTGGAAGTCAGAGGAACTGGCCGCTGCCGCTTTAAAAGACTATCCGCAAGCCTTCACCCTAAGAAGTCCAGCAGCCATTGCAGACCTGAAGATTGAAGTGTCTGAAGACCTGATCGGCATCACCCATGCCGCACCAAGTCTTGCCAAAGAAAAAGCCAAAAAGGCCCAGGACTAGAATCCAGCCCCATCCCCAAAAGAAAAGCCCCTGTGTGAGGCAAATCACGCAGGGGCCAAGTTCTCAACCAAGGAAAAGAGAGAAAGCATGAGCAGTTTACCAGAGCAGATGCCCAATGCGTTTGCACAATCCCAAGCTGTTGCGCTGAAACTTGGCAACGTCTATCCAGACGCCAACTTCTGCACATTCAGCGTCCAAAACAGCAAGAAGATCCCTCGAAAGCGTGATGGCAGCCAAGGCGTGGCCAGGGACACACCAGCCGAAGCCCTCTTTAACACTGAAGACGTTTGGGGTATGGAGTCAATGCCCCATGGCGACTACTTTGGCCTGGTCTTGCAAAAGGCCGCAGTCATTCCAGACAAAGGCCACCTGGTGGTGCTGGATGTTGACCTCAAACACAGCCAAACCACCACCAACATCGCCATCCAGAAGATGGCCAGGTGGGTCAAGTCCAACAATGCCCTGACAGAGATCTCTGTCTCAGGCAAGGGCCGCCACATTTTCTTGATCGCCAACAAGGCCGAGAACATCTTGCCCAAGTACAAGCTGGCGGCAGGCCAGGAGGTCGAGGTCTTTGGCCTCGACAACAGCGCAGGCAAGTCGGTGCTACTGAGTGGCTCTCAACTCTCTGGCGAGGTCATCGAGGTCGAAGACCTCCACGCCCTTTTCACCGAGTGGGGGATCATCGAGCAGCACGATTTGAACCAGCCAAAGTCAGAACCCATTGATTTCTCACCGCTGGAGCGCAAAGCACCAAGCCCAGCCATTCAGCCGCAAGCCCCAGATGACATCTACAAGGCCGCCAGCGCCATGATGTTCATCAGCCCAGATATTGAGTACGACCAATGGATCGCCATCGGCCAAGCCCTGCACACAGCGTTTGGCGGTCAAGGCCATGACCTTTGGCATCAATGGTCAGCATCCGGCAGCAAGTACAAAGGCCCACAGGACATCGAAAGCCACTGGAAGTCATTCCACCAAGGCAAAGGCATTGGCCTTGGTACGCTGTTTCATACAGCAAAGCAAAACGGCTGGGAGCCACCGACAAAGGCGTCTGAGCGCAAATCAGCCGTGGAAGATTTCCAAAACATATTGAGTGCAGTACCTGTTGCGACAGGCTCACCAGATGAGCCACTGCCATTGAATGCCTTGCAAGGCTGGCCAGAACTGGAACTCGACATCACCAGCCTGAAGCCCATTGATTACCTCATACAAGGTTTCTGGGCGCATTCCTTCTTTGTCTTGGCTGGCCAGCCAGGTGTTGGCAAGACCACGGCCATGATCTCAGCCTGCATGGTCATGGCAGGGTTTCAGATCTCTGACACCACCGTCACGGCCAAGATCAGGCGCAAAACCATCTTTGTGACCGAGGATTCAGACCAGATCACCCGCACCCTGTTTGCCTATGCCAAGCACTTCAAGATCCAGCCAAAAGAACTTCTGAACTGGTTTGTGGTCATTGATGCCAAACGCTCAGACGTCAAAGATCTCTTGACCCTGGCCCACAATGTGATGCGCCACACGGTCAACGGCATACGCCCTCACCTTGTCTTGGACACCGCAAACAGCACCATGGCCATCGACAACGAGAACGACAACTCCGAGGTTGGCAGCTACTTGGCGGCCCTAAAGCAGACCATCTACGTTCAGCTTCACACGCCCATATCCATCCTGACCCACACCAACAAGACCATCAGCCGCCAGGACTCAGACGCCATGGCCCGTGGAGCCAGTGCCTTCACAGGTGATGCAACCCTGACAGGCATCCTGTTCATGGACCCAGATGGCACGCGCTACATGAAGCTGACAAAAACCCGGTATGAGCCAGATTTCAGGGAAATCAGGTTTGAGACCCAGCTATTCCCAGAAATAGTCATTGACCAGCACGGTGAGCCGCAGACCATGCTGTGCCGCATTGCAGTCCCATATCCATCAGCCGAAGAAACCCGCAAGCAACTCCAAGCCGAAAAACAGGAAGATAAGCAGAACCAAAAGATCCAGGACAAATGCGATAAGGCCGTTTTGTTTGTCCAGGACATCATCAACCAGCACCAGTTGGTCACCATCCGCAAGGGCAGCAATTGCCCCAAAAACCCGCCGCCTGAACTGGCCAACCACTACCAACTGGAGTGGTCAGAGATCTATGCAAACGTGCCAGGCTCGGACCGCAGCGACACCAGAAAGGCCATCGGCGCGGCCATTTTCAGAAACTTCAACCCGACAGATTTGAACAACCTGTGGGTCCAGTTGGCATGATCTTGGGCGCACAAAACATGGCCGCTAAAGTCGACCGGACGGCCGGACAGTCGACCGGACGTCCGGTCGTCCGGTCGACAGCCAAATGCCCGGAGTGTGATGATGGATATGCACACATATGTGTGCATTCCATCTCCACGCATGGGAGAGATTTTTCATCTAAAAGTTGACCGGACGACCGGACAAAATCCTTTGGGGTGTCCGGTCGACTTTTTGGGTGTTTTGGGCAAGTATTACAGTATTACTTTTGATTCGTGGGAGTATTGCGATGGAAATCACTGAAACCTGGGTCGAAGACGACCGTGTTTTGTGCAGCCAGTGCGATCACGCAAAACTGGTCGACTGCAAGCAGTCCATGCCAGCAGAGCAGATGGAAAAGCACCGCAAGGTCAATGCCAAACCGCTGCAATGGATGTTCGATGTGGCCAAGGTCAGGAACGGCTGGGCGACAGTCACATGGAAGGAATGGCAGTGCCAGGCTACTGGCATGGCCACTCAGCCACTGGATCTCAAGCACCGCTGCCATTTGTATTCCAAGGCAACTGCCAAGCCTTCATCGGTAGAATCCGATGCATGGTGGCTCGACTGAGAAAAAGCATTGAACACACTGAACAGGTCAAGCTGGTGCAGCGGGTCAGAGCCTTCTATCCAGATGTCATCATTGCCTCGATACCGAATGGAGGCGATAGAACGGCCTCAGAGCGCGTTAGGCTGCACAGTGAGGGTGTACTGGCTGGAATGCCTGATTTGTGCGTCCTGGAGGCTTGTGGTGGCTTCCATGGGCTGTTTGTGGAGATGAAGACAGCAACAGGGCAGCAGAGCAAAGAGCAAAAGGCTTTGCAGTTGCAATTAAACAACAGAGGCTATCTGTGCACCGTGGCCAGATCAGCCGCTGAAGGCTTTGAAATCATTAAGGGGTACTTGAATGGCGAAAGCAAACACACTGGCTGAATGGGCTGACAACATTGCAGACAGACAGATGAGCCAGAAAGACAAAGCCAGCGTTGCACGCAAGGAAGCCTCAGACGTCAACAAGAAGATCCACCAGTTCGGTGGCGAAATGGCCATCGTCGACAGACTATCCCAAGGGGAAACAGTGTTGGGGTTGGCTCGGACGCTGGGGATAAGTCACACCGCTTTTTACGATTGGGTGGACAGAGGGGGCGAGGCACGCGCTGCTGCCCTCGCGCGTGCGCGCGCCCGTGGTGGGCAGAGTTTAGCCGAGCAGACGCTGGACATCGCCGACAGCGCATCACCGCAAGAGGCGCAGGTGGCCAAGCTGCGGGTGGACACCAGGCGCTGGCTGGCCAGCAAGATGGCTCCTGACGAGTACGGTGACAAGCAGCAGCCGCTGGTCAACATCGACCTGGGCAGCATGGCGCTCGATGCGCTGCGCAAACGCAGCATTACGCATACCGAAGACTGACGCTGCTGCACACAACGTCCATTATGTAAAGTCGCTCTTGAGTTATCCACAGATTTAGGAATACGTTAGGCGTAGCTTCTGAGTTATCCACAGGAATCTGTGGATAAGTGTGGACAAAAGCCTGTGGACAGGTGACTGCCGCCAGCCTGGCGATCTGGCCGCGACCCCCCCCATGGGCCGCGCGGCGGGGGCGCGGCTGTGGCGGTGCTTAACCTACATCCCCAACATCCCTGAAAAAAAATTTTTTAAGTGTGTTGGAAATGTGGCGCAGCCCTGAAAAAATTTTTGAGTTAATTTCCCCCAACCACTTGCACCGCTTCATCAACTTGACTTAAACTGCAATTCCCTTCAACCAGGAGTAAACCGATGAACACGACATATCTGACTAAAGTGAGAACCCTCTACCCGAACAGCCGCCACAATCAGCGCCAGTGGGTGAAGTCAATTCGCCAGCTTGGCCCCAGGTGGTTGGTGGCCCAGCCGCAGCCGCAAGCCAAACTGCGTGAGCAGGCAGCGGGGCGGTGTGTATGAAGACCAACCTGATCTTGCTCGCCAGCCTGGCGGCATCGGCTGTGGTGTCTTTGTCAACCATTTATGCCCTGCTGTGGCTGGTGGGGGTGGTATGAGTGACACGATAGACATGGCCCGTGAAGTCAAGATGCCTTATGACTTTGTAACTGGTGAGCCAATCTACCTTGAAAAGCTGAAAGCCTTTGAAGCCCTTGTCCGTGCTGATGAGCGTGAGGCGTGTGCAAAAGAGTGCGATGAATTAGCTGGGATTCTGGCCTGCCACAACGACAAGGATGGGTCTGAAATCTGCGTAAGCCTGCGTGACACCATCCGAGCAAGGGGGAACACATGACCCAATGCAAACACCGCTGGCTACTGACCCCATCACCGCACCGCAGTCAGTACCACTACCAATGCGCCAAGTGCAACCAAGTGGCATGGACCACCATCAAGGAAAAAGAATGACCAAAAAAGAAGCCCTTGAGGCAATCAAACTTTTAGCCGCGCTGGAGTCGTGGGCGTTCAGCCAATCAAACCGAATACCCGACTATTTGGTCGACGACATTCACCGCTCAATAGCTGTGCTGGAGATGATTGCGCTGAACCATGTTGAGGAGAAGCCATGACCCCAGTACGCCAAAGAAAAGTCAGGGCATTGCTGAGAGCTAATCCATGGGGATTGACGCCGATGGAGATTGCAGCGGCAACGGGGATGCACGTTGCCAACGTGCGGACATCTCTAAGGGCAATGCCTGATGTGTATGTGGACCGCTGGCAGCTTGGAAAAAGGGGGCAGTTTTCCAAGGTGTGGGTGGCGGTGAAAGTGCCGGAAGACTGCCCACATCCGAAAGACAGAACGAAGTGGGGTGGCAACACATACAAGCCGAGAACGCATTGGCAGCCTGGAGCGTATGCCGTGGCGGCATAATTGACGCCTATGGCAAAAACAGAAAATGTGTTTCAGCAGTGGGTGGACAGGTATCACCCAGACCCGGTGCTGTTTGTGCGTGAGGTGCTGGGGGTAGATCCTGACCCCTGGCAGGTGAAGTTCTTGGGGGCGATTGCCCGTGGGGACAGGAAGATCAGCGTGCGCAGTGGCCACGGGGTGGGAAAGTCAACAGCATCAAGCTGGGCCATGCTGTGGTACTTCATGACCCGCAGCCCGGTAAAGGTGGTGGTGACAGCGCCGACTAGCAGCCAACTGTATGACGCCATGTTTGCTGAACTCAAACGCTGGATCAACGCTATGCCGCTGCCATTGCAGGGGCTGCTGACTGTCAAGCAAGAGCGTATTGAGTTCAACGCTGCGCCCACTGAGATGTTTATCTCGGCCCGAACTTCAAGGGCCGAGCAGCCTGAAGCGTTGCAGGGTATTCACTCTGAGTATGTGATGCTGGTGGCCGATGAGGCGTCAGGTGTGCCGGAGCAGGTGTTTGAGGCGGCGGCTGGGTCGATGTCTGGACACAATGCTGTGACCTTATTACTTGGCAACC